TTTATAGCTAGAATACTGGGATAGCAACCTGCCACAACACTTGTTCCTTTGATATAGATATTTTCGTCAAAGAAACGTTGCAGGTATATACAATTAGTAGAGCTTCTTTTCTGCTTGTCGGGATTAGCTTCCTGTCCAAACTTAGCAGAAACATCAGCTATAATTTCAACTATATCAATATCCGGATTATTGTAACTAAAGGTGCCATCGTCACCTAGCAATTGGTCTCCTATTAATTTAGTGCCAATAGTGTCCTCTATTTTAAAATGAACTGCTTGCGAGAAGACAGACTCATTAAAATTTGTCCACCCAGATCCGCTGGCTAAACCATGTTCACCAGACGCTAACTTATCCATTCCGATAATAACTTTTATGAGATTTGTGTGAAACAAAGATTCTTTTAGAAGTGCGTGATACTTCTCTTGAAATATGGGCGCAATTATATCATATACGAATTGCGTAAACTCGATACCACAATGTTGATCCATTTTGGTATAATCCATTGATATCTTTGTTTTAGTCTTAAAGAAATTTTGTTCACCCATAGCAATTTCAACTTTATCGAAACCTTCCCAAGCACTGAAACTCGAAATGTTACGAGATCGTATTATGTCCATGAGTGGCAAAAGAAACGATTTCTCTACAAGATTTGTAGAAAAAGGGAACATGAATATGAATCTGTCTTTACCCCTTTGTGATCGTGATCCTAAGATAGCTGGAAATTCTCTCCATTTTCCAGAGTTTGCATCGCGAACGGCGCGTTGTTGAATCAACGAATCCGATCTTTTACCATAGCTAGGACAACCCGAATTGGTGTTTAGTTTATCCTCATCTACGTCTCTTTTAACGACGCTTTCATATGTCATAGGGCGCTTGTTTGTGGCCGAACCAAATAAATAATTTCGGGTTTTATTAATTAGGTACTCTCGTTTAGCCGTATCCAGAGTAATCTTTCCGGGCTTGAAATAATTTTCGAAAGTCTCGAATCGATCCGTAAAAGGCGGATAACCTCCCTGAGGACCTGTTTTCTCTAAACGTGATAAATCGTACTCTACTAGATCGGGATACTTCGAGGCTTCCTGGTTAAGAATATCAGTCCACATTTTGAAAACCTTATCGCTTTCAATATCTTTGAACAGTGGTGTTCGCGGAGTGGGTAACTTTCCTAAGCGTAGCGTTTCTAAAGATGCGGATACTACTGGTTGTTTCTCTTTGTCAAGGATACTGTCCAAGTAAGTTTGCGTAAACTTCTCAATTTGCATAATATATTCCTATCTTAATTAACTAGATTCTGTAAACGAGTTCTAGGGGCTCGGTATTAATCGAATGATTAAG